ATTGTGGACGTGGCCGCGGTTGACGCCGACGTAGACGCTGCTTTCGAGCGGTTCCGGGTGCTGGCGTTCTGGTTCGACCCGTCGCACGCCAAGACGGACGACGCGACGGACGACGACCGCTTCTGGTGGCCGCTGGTGGATGCCTGGCACGACCGTTATGGCCGCCGGCTGAAGCTGTGGGCGGTTCAGACGGGGCCGCGACGGCACTCGGTGGCGTTCGACATGTTCACGACCCACGCGCAGATGCTCTTTCAGCCGGCTGTGACTCAGCTGGCCAACGACCTCGAGGCGAACGCGGCACCGCATCATGGCGGGTCGAACCTCGTCAAGCACATGAAGGCCGCGAAGCGCCGCGAAGGCCGCTACGGGGTCACTGTCGGCAAGGAAACCCGGCAGTCGTCCAAAAAGATCGACCTGGCCGTGTGCGCTATCGGCGCCCGCATGTTGTGGCGTCAGTACCGGATGAGCGGAAAGCCTGTCGCTGCCGGCAGCGGGCGCGTCGTCGTCCTTGACTGAAGGGGAGCGCGTGACTGTAACCGTAATCCCCGCAATCGGACCCGACGAACTCACCGAGGCCGAGCAGAGCCTCGTGACCCGTCTCAACAACCAGCGGAGCCTCGCGGAGCCGGACATCCTGCTCCGCGACGCCTACTACAACGGCAACCAGCTGATTCGCGACCTCGGCATCGCCGTTCCGCCGCAGATGCGCGGCCTGCACACGGTAGTCGGCTGGCCTCAAGTGGCCGTGGATGCGCTCGACGAGCGCCTAGACGTGCAAGGCTTCCGCTTCTCCGGTGGCGGCGACTCTGGCGACGACGACCTGATGGCGATATGGCAGGCGAACAACCTCGACGAGGAGTCACAGCTTGCCCATCTGGACGCGCTGATCCATCGGGCGTCGTATGTCTGCGTCGGCGTCAACGACGACGGCTCCCCGAAGGTCACCATCGAGTCTGAGAAGGCCATGAGCGTCCTGTACGACCCTTGGTGGCGGCAGATTGTGGCCGCGCTGCGGGTCTACGGCGGCGACGAGCATGGCCGGAACAAGAAGGCGACGCTTTACCTGCCGAACGAGACCATCTCGCTGTCAGAGCCCATCTCGGGCGGCTCGACGTGGGTCGTCGAGGACCGGGACCAACACAACTTCGGGGAATGCCTGGTGGTGCGTCTGGCGAACCGTCAGCGGACCTCCTGCCGCGAGGGTAACAGCGAGATTACGACTCAGGTCATGTCGACGACCGACTCCGCCTGCCGTACGCTGCTGGGGCTCGAGGTCGCCCGCGAATTCTACGCCGCCGCAAAGCTGGCGCTGCTCGGCGCTGACGAGTCGGCCTTTGTTGGCGCGGATGGCACCGCGAAGTCGGTCTGGGAGACGTACATCGGCCGCATTCTGGCGATTGGCCGTGACGAGAACGGCGAACTGCCCGACATCAAGAAGTTTGAGGGCTCGGACCCGACGCCGTTCACGAAGATTATGGCCGAGTATCGGCAGGAGATGTCGACGCTGACCCGGCTGCCTCCGTACATGCTTGGCGAGACGACACAGAACCCCGCTTCAGCCGACGCGATCCGTTCGGCGGAGAACGGGCTCATCAAGCGCGCGGAGAGGCGTCAGAAGGCGTTCAGTGGTGGCTGGGAGACCGTCATGCGGCTCGCTCTGCGGGTCGCCAACGGCGGACGCCTGCCGGCGCAGGCCGACCGCATCGAAACCATCTGGGCTTCCGCCGCTACACCGACGCCGGCCGCGACGACGGACTCCATCACGAAGCAGATTCAGGTGGGCGCGCTGCCTCCGCACTCCGACGTCGCGCTCGAGCGACTTGGTTACTCGGTCGAGGAGCGCAAGCGCATCGCGGAGGACCGCAAACTGGACCTGACGGACGCTTGGCTCGACCAGATCGCAGCCGCGTTGCAGACCCGTGGCATTCGCGCCGTGAACACGCTCGTCAACACGGCAGAGTCGTCGGCCACCCCGCCGGCCCCAGTAGTAACCCCTTAGTTTCGGGCGGTTTCCGTCCGATGGCCCCAGGAGGGTCAACTTCACCAAACCCCAGGAGGGTTCCGCATGTCCGAAACACAGGCAGAGGTCGCAACGAGTGAGGCTCCGCAGGCGGACGCCGAGTTCGAGGGCGAGTTCGACGCCGACAAGGCAGCCAAGCTCATCAAGGCGCTCCGCGCTGACAAGCGGTCGTTGCAGGCGAAGATCGTCGAGACGACCCCGCAGCTTCAGCGCCTTGCTTCGCTCGAGGCCGCGGCGCAGACGGACGCCGAAAGACAGGCGGCTGCGCTGAAGGAGGCCGAGACCCGCGCCGAGAGGGCAGAGAAGGACGCCATGCGCGCCTCTGTCGCTCTGTCGAAGGGGCTCCCGCCCGAGGTCGCCGCTGCGCTAACAGGCGACGACCAGGCGTCACTTGAGGCGAACGCTGACGCGCTGCTGGCGTGGCGTGCGGACGCTTCAACCCCGCGGGCCCCACGCCCGGACATGTCTCAGGGGTCGTCATCGACTGGACGCGCGGCAGAACCCCGCGACCAGTTTGCGGCCCTGCTCAACCGCCAACTAGGCCGATAAGCGGCCCACACGAACCCTCCTGAAGGAGAGACCTCATGGTCAACCTGAACAACGTCAACGGGACTTTGCTCCCGCCGACAATCACCGGCCCTATCTTCCAGAAGGCGAACGAGACGTCGGCCATCATGAACCTGGCCCGTCGTGTCCCGCTCTCGGTCGCTGCGGCCACAGCCATCCCCGTCAACATGGACGTTCCTACCGCTGGGTGGGTCGCTGAAGGTGGCGCAAAGCCTGTCTCTGCGTCCTCGGTCGGCATCAAGACGATGACTGGCAAGAAGGTCGCGGTCATCGTGCCCGTGTCTGAGGAAGTCGTGATGTCCAACGCGGCCGGTCTCTACGACCAGCTGTCACAGGACCTCCCGACTGCCATCTCGCGGGCGTTCGACTACGCCGCAATCCACGGTCTCGACCTGAAGACCGGCGCGGCCGGCCCGTTCGCGGACTACCTGGCGAAGACGCCGAACACGGTCAACCTCGGGACGACCGCGGACGCAGACGGCGGCATCGTCACGGACCTATGGGAAGGCGTGGAGAACGTCGTGGAGAACAGCTACGACTTCACCGGATTCGCTGCCGACCCGCGGCTCCGCCCGCAACTCGGCAAGTCGACAGACTCGACCGGGCGCGGATTCTTCGTCAACAACTCGATGAACGCCAACGCAGGCGTCAACTCGGCAACCCTGCTCGACTACCCGGTCTACTTCAACTCGGGCGTCTCGGGCAAGTACCGCCGTCAGGGTGACGCTGTGCAGCTGGTCACCCTGGTCGGTACGCCAACTGGTGGCACGTTCACCATCTCGGCGGGCGGCTCGACGACCTCGGCGCTGGCATACAACATCTCGGCCGCGAACCTTCAGATCGCGCTGCGGCTGCTGTCTCCTGCTGGGAACTGGTCCGCCGCTACGGCGACCGGCACCGCTCCCGGCCCGTTCACCATCACTCAGGTCGGTGGCGGTGTCCCGTTGTCGGTCGACCAGACCTCGCTGACTGGTGGCACGGCTGCGGCTTCGCAGGCGACCATCACGCAGTCCCCGGCGATGGACTCGGGTCTCCGGGCTGTCGGTGGCGACTTCGGTCAGTGCGCCTACGGCGTCGGTATGGACATCACGATCCGCGTGTCCCGCGACGCCAACTACTCCACAGACGGCGGGACGACTTGGCACTCCGCGTTTCAGGAGAACTTGGTTCTCCTGCTCGCTGAGGCGTACTTCGGTTTCGTCGTGGGCGACCCGCTGGCGTTCAACACCTACACCAGCTGACCCCGTTCGGTAACTCGCTGAGGAAAGGTAGCCATGACGTCCATCGCAACAGTCGACGACTTGGCTACCTTCCTCAACGTCACCGACATCAACGAGGAGCGGGCGTTGTGGCTGCTCGACCGGGCACAGGAGAAGTGCGAGGCGATCCTGTCTCCGCTTCCCGAGACCGCGCTCGGCGTGGTCTGCGACATCGCG